AATCAATACCATGCTTGTATAAACTTTGATGGGAAATTCCTATCTTCTGCGTGTTCTTTCACGCAACTTTCCACAGCCTTGGCGGCTTTGTAAGCATAATACCCCCATCCGGAATCTTCGTCCGGAAATGATACCACAGTAGCGTTTTCATCGCCAATGTTCATGTGTATTTCGCCATAGGATCCTTCTGTTTCTGTACGGTAAAGATAAATCACATATTCCTGAGTGAGTTCTTTTAGCACTAGTTCGTTCAAAAGATCTCCTCCCTTGCGTCAAGGTCCTTTGATTATTATACCCTGTTGACATATGGTGGTCAACTTAACCGCTCAGAGTAGAAAAAATAACTCTTGCACTTTGTACGGGTTCATGGTAGAATCAGGAGTGCCAGCTCCTGATTCACCTGTAACCCTGCCGCTCCCTGCGCCCACAGGTTGCGGCATTTTAATTTCTCAGGCTTCCTTAATACGGCGCAGTAAAAATAGCAGTTACTCTAGGCAACGCCTTATCGATCACCTTCTGCTGATATGGCCTAGGTGCCATATTATTGCGCGGAGCGCCCTCTTCCAGCAAAATACCCAGAACATACTTGCCTACTTTAAGCCTACTCTCAATACGCGCTACAGCATTAAAACCACCGCTACTCCTACCAACCTGAGCCCTAATACCCCAAGAATTCCGGAAAACGCCAGTGCGCACAGCAGGTGGACTACCCGGTGCCGAAGCCCGGTGCCAAACACCTGTTGTCGGTACCCGATAACGTCTGCCACCGCCTCTACCTCTCAGCACAACCAGCGAAGCCCTGCGCAGCTCATTACTCGCCCTATAACTTCTAGAACTCATCTGCCTTTCCACATTTTGCAGAGTCTCCCGCACCATCTGATGAATGACAGAAGACGCATTGCCCCAAGCCCTAGCATTGCTCATAGCACACCACCTACATCAAACCTTTCCTCACAATAAAAAATAATCCAATGGTCTAAATCGCCCACATTATAGGGCTGGGTTTGATTATAGAAATACCTATGTCCACTTACCTGTCGAAGCGCAAAACAAAAGCCCGGCCTAATCTCAAAATCCGGACTACCTTGAGTAATAACTTTATGTGAAATAGGATGGTTAAGCTGCCGCCAACGTTCAATCTCCTCTGGTTTCGCCGCCGCCAAAATCCCTCGCAGACAACCAACATTCTCAAAGCGATTAATAAGGCCGGCGCGGCCATTCTCCGTCTTCCGAGTAACTGGCCTTAGAACCTCAATATCCCGTAGCTCTTGCCCAGGCATCAACATAACATTACCAGTAAAAATACCCCAACACCCCCTACAAGGTTCGGCGGTTGACGCTCATATCCGTGTAAAAATAAGGCGGCTTGCGCAGTGCTTGGTCGTCAATCCCAGGGGCACCACTATAAACAGCCACCTGCTTGCTCAACTCTTCATGCAACTTACGCCAACGCTCCGCTCGCTCGCCTAAATCATAAGAGAGCACATCGATCTTAGTATCCACCTGATAGGACAGCTTGAATAATATAGCCTCTAGAGCGTACAACTTAGCTTGTAGCCAGCCCCGCCTAGAGGCCAAAGCCCCCTCATACTCCTCATCAGAAAGGACACAGCTATCCGCGCCGCCTTCAACCACCGTATCACCCAATTCAAAACGCATCCTGTCCTTGCCAGACTCTGCTATTCTGGCCGGATCATAGCTGTAGGTCATAGCCACACCGCCTTTATCAATATCCTTTCATTAAGCAGAGCCATGACTCTTCCTATGAGCAATCAAAGCCGCCTGATTAGCACATACCTTACCGCATACCGAACAGGCAAAGCCCGACATATCCTCCGGTACAACGGTAAGGCGTTCCATATCCAGCAAACGCTTTAGCGCCTTGGGATCTATAACCTCAGACGGGATATGTTCCCCTACCTGATACAGCCTATCAAAACGCAAAGGCCGCGTCGCCGCATAAATCGCCATCCACGTCACACCTCCAGCCTAGCTAACCGCACTCTGCAAAAACACACCCAAATCCGGCGCGGTAACTCGGGGATCAGTGCACATCAGCCCCTCCGCAAACTCAGTGTGCACTGCTGGTTCACCCAAATACTGTTGCACAGCCAAATACTGACCATTGCCCAGCATATCCCAAGCAAAAGTATAACCGGCGCTGGGTTCATCTATAGCCGGTGCATTTGTAGTGTAGGTCAGCAGCAGACTCTTAGGATTGCAGATAAAATGCAGATCATCTGTCGCTCCCATAGGTGCCTTATTGACCACACTCTTAGCCACCACTACTTCATCTACATGGAAAAGTTGCGCCAGCACATTAGCGGTAACATCAGCAGGGTTAGCCTCACTGCCCTGATATTTAATACGCTCCAATATAGAGGCGTTGTTCTGCAAAGCGCCGAATACCTCAACCCCCATACATATCTTATTAGGTTCTCTAAGGCCATTGCGCAACATATCAATAGAGAGCTTATTAAAGAATTCCACCGGCTCACTGTTGGCATTATCAAACTGCCAAAACTGATTAGCACCCGGCGTTACCGCTACGCCCGTATATACATTAGTCCAAGAAGCCGCATTGAAATACTTCTCAGCCCATACCGCGTCCAAATGAATATTCAACTGTTCGGCAATAAAACGCATCTTAGCCCGGCGCGGATCTATAGCTCCCGGCACATTAGTACGCTGAAAATCCAGAGCGGAAATCAGGTCAATACCAGTGATCACCTGATCCACTCGGCACTCATACACCCGATCCCGTTTCCCGAATACAGCAGGAGTCACCTGACCAAACTCTGGCTTGCGGCTTACATTATCGCGAGCCAGATCGCCTTTATCAAACTCATAGAAATTAGCTGTAGAAAGAGGCACCGGCACTATAGGAAATATCCGCTTGCTCACATAGTTGCCCGGCGCTTGAAAGTAGGCCAGCGCCAAATTGGTTAAATAAATATGGGGCTTAAAATTGCCTTTAGCAATAGCAGCCGCCAGCCCTTTTGTAGTAATATCAGCCATAATGTATATCAACCTCCCTCTTAAAAATCACCTGCAAAAGTAATATGCACTTGTATAACCTCACCAGCAGCGGCGGCTCCGGTAAGCGCCAGCCCAATACAATAATCGCCGCTGTCAGCCTCTACAGCCTGTCCAGTGGCATTCACCGTTACCAAACTGCCCTTTACAACAGCCCCGCCAGCCTCCATAAGCCCTATGCCCCTGATCACAACATGCACCTGTCCTCCCGGCGCTACTGGATTAGAGGTAGTAGACAAAGCCAGCCCTACTACCTTCTTAGGCGCAGTGCTGGTGCCCAAAATCATATTGCCGCTGGCATCGAAAGCCACCGCCCGATGAACCACCGGCAGATTAGCCGTCGCCGCCGTACCAGTTATAGTAGGCGAATCATTAACCACCGCATTTAGCCGTTCCAACGGCCCCACAAAATCAGCCATTTAAACACCCCTACCTTTCAAATAATCCGCTTCATATTGCGCGGCCAATTCCGGGCTACTCTCATAAGCCTTAATAAGCGCCTCGACACTGTTTAACTTAGAGTCAGCCTTAGCAACCTCAGCGGCTTTGGTGTACAGCTCGCCCCCCAGTAGGCCAAAGGCAGTGCCAGAAGTATTCCTGCCCAATTCCCCGAAGACACCGCTCTTCTCTAGTAGCGTAGCCTGCTCTTCCAGCAAGGCAACATAATCATCATAAGCTGTGCCACCGGCCTTCTTCAATTCATAGAGCTTAACCGCCAGTTCCTCTGGTACCTTACCTAAAACCTCAAACTTTTTAGCCATTGCAGTCAAACCTTGTAACTCTAGGCTCTTGCGCAATTCCTCCACCTTTGCAGAGAGCGCCGCATTAGCCTCCAGTGCCTTTTTCACATCCGGATGCAATTCACCCGTGCCTTCTGCGCCGGACTCCTGACCTTTGGTAACACCGCCGGACTCCTGACCTCCGGTCTGTTCACTCGGCTTATCACCTTTGGCAGCACCGCCCTGTTCTTGGCCGGTCAGGTTGTACTTTTGCATTAAAGTATACAGAGCCGTCAAGTCTTCCGAACCTATCTTCTGCAATACACCCTTTAAAACGGCAAAATCATCCTGCATCATTTTCTCCTTAGCAACAGTCATCAAATCATCTTGCATAGAACTCTCCTCCTTCTTATTTACTATTTCTGTATGAATGGGTTTACCAACACTCCCAGCAGCCCCAAATACACCTGCAATACTGTCTACCAGCCCAGAGAGTGCTTTGCGCAGTGGGTTCATGTCAGCCGTTTCAGCGTCTGGAGTCTGCTCTCCGGTATCGCTTTTAAATAACTTGATATGAGCCTCTGGATTAGCCCCTTTGGGTACTAGATCTACGCTGGTGATTTTTAAATCCCTTAATACATTTGACAAATTACGTTCCTCCTTATCTTATTAAAAAAGGGCATAAAAAAACGCCCTCCAAGGCGTTATCTATACTTACAAACTGCTAAACTGCTTGCCGTTTCGCAGTACCTTCAATGGAAAACATGTTATACTCACCGGTCTTAATCTTAGCCCATACCTCGTCATCCGTAATCTTAAAACCCACCCACCAGCCCTTTGGTAAAAATCCTTCGGGCAACCTCATAGCCGCCGCCTTCTCTTTAGTAAACACCACGCTTTCTACCAGCCTACCCACACCACCCCGTTGATGCATTTCACCGGCATTGCTAAAAGCAACGGCATACTCATAAGCAGCGGCTTCCAGTTCATCAAGCTCAATCATATCATTTTGATAATCCACCACAGGCTCTCCTTCCACTCTGGCCGACACACTAGCCCAGCCGAAGACCAACTTTTTGTCGTCATCGGATTTAACCACAGACAGATTATTCTGATCAAGTGTCGTCATACGTCCCCTCCTTTTGTTCTAAACCGTTGGTTAAGCTACCTCGTTCCAGAATCGTTCAAATAAGACACCAAAACCGGATTTCAAACTAAGCATTAAAAATTCCTTATCTTGCGCTGTCTTCAATCTATGCTTACCAATCTTCATTATCTTGCGATGGGCATCGTCGCTCTCAAACTCTTTCCCAATATCACCTATTAAGTTCACCAGTGCCGCAAATTCTCTATCCGTACCGTTATAGAACACATCCCATGCTCCAGCAGGATCCGCTATAGCGGCGGCT